AATGAGATACATACATTTGTAGATAAAGAGATCGTTAAGTATAAAGCACAGAAAGGTGTTGCCTGTTTCTATAAGATAGGTGAAAGACCTGGAATTATTGGCGAGAAAAGAATCATGAGATTTGACACTAAGAATAGAAAGTTTCATGTTGATGGTACGACTGGTAAGAGACTGTATAAAAAAGGTAAGAAGAGAACTACCACACCAGAAAATAATATGTTAGTCACGGATGTAGAGGTTAAGAGTGGTTATAAGTTTAGAAATGTACCTCTTAATCAGAGATTAAAATATTTATTGATAGGCAAAAAAGTCTATAAATTCAGATACTTAGATACACATGATGTATATGAGG